GAGGTATTGATTTACTTAACCCACCAGCTACACTTATCGGTGGCGTCGTCTCTCCTGTGGGCTTTTTCGACGAGTACGCCTTACTCATACCAAATGGTGGTAGAGTAAAGTACCTTGGATTCGTTAAGCATCCAGACACAGGCGTTTGGGATCAAGATCTTTCCAATGTAGGCATCACTGACACCTACAACTGGAATAATTGGATTTCCGACGCCAACTTGTATCGTGTTTGTTATAAGAGCACCACCACCTATCTTAATGCCACTATGTTTAATAACGTAGGTATGGTATCATCATGCCAATTTAATCCCAGTATTTTGTTTTCTGGCACTATTTTGAGCATGATTAAAACACAACCTGATTTATTTCGTCGTTGTGTTAAAACACTCATGAAAGATGGGCATGTGCGAATTGAGAAGTTTAGCAAAGGGGATGATTCCTTTGAGTTTCATTGGGTTGACTTACCTCTACATATACGTGCTGACTTGGTTGACATGTTGGGGCTCAAGAAGGATGAATATCTTCAACTTGACCCTAACACAGGTTTCCAAATGATCAACTTTGGTAACAGTGGCGATACGACTCTTGGCGCTGATTCTTTCATACCTTCACTGTCGCAGATCATGCAACAATCGCAGCGATCCTACACGGGCAAGGCATTTGAGGGCACATTCAATGTCCAAAGGTTGAACACCATTTCACCCGAGTGGCTCAGTGCCACCAATACCAACGGTGGTGCTGGCGTACCTATCAATAAAGGTTTGTACAACTGCAATACATATTGGTTTGATAGTGGATTTGTACCACATCAAATTACTTTATCTGATGCTTCGCCTATTGGAACCTTAACAGCCGCCGTTCCGATTCTGAAAGATACACTTTGGACTAAGGATATGACTTGGTCTTGGATTCACTACAAAGGCTTGCAACTTAATACAGCAGGTACTGGTGGTATACAATCTGAGATACTTGCTATCAAGACTTATACTGGTCTCGAGATCCAACCCACAAATAGATCCGCTTGGGCTGGAATGATGAAAGTATCACCTAGACCCGACTTAGCAGCTATGCAAC